GTCATATGTGACCTCTGTCTCCCCATCTGCCTTGTCAGACACCGTATTGAGAGCAGTCACTACCTTGATCGGCTGAATGCAGTCAAGGAACTCTTTCTCAAAACCGCTCATAAAGCCTGCTTTTGTTGCGTGCTGTTCCGGTACGCGGTCGAACTTGTTCTGAGATGTCCACCACTGTCCGGCAGGCTTGTCAGAGTTGAGCCACTGTCTCATAGCACTCTGTGACCATCTGTTATATCCATAGCTCAGGCGGTGAAGGCTGTTAAGGGAACCGTCTCCTGCCGGAGTAAATGTTCCGAGGGATGTTCCTGCGGAGCCTGCTGTTACGCTCACAGTCTCGATTGCTTCCGTGGATGCTCCGTCCCTGTAGGAGCTGACTCTCCACTCTGCCGGGGTCTTGTCAGGCATTCCCCAAAATCCTACAAGCATACCGCCCTGTGGTACAGGCTTGGTGAGTACAAACTGATATTTCTCGCCAGTTTTGCAGTTATTTCCCCAGTTAGCTCCAACCGTGATGTTGTAGGTTCCTGCCGGGAGTTCTGCTTCACTCGCTGTATAGAATGCCTCGTTGTTGTCAAACTGTACACCGAACGGAGTCGCATAATGCCACTGGATAAACATACCCGGCACCTCTTCGCCATCCTTCAAAGTTACATTTCCGAAGTGGACGATATCTCCCACTGCTTCATATTTCTGTCCGGTAGCCACATCTGTCCACGGCACCACGATCTGATCACCGATGTTGTACACTTCAGATGCTTTGCCTGCCTGCACGATCTTCCTGATCTCAGCCATGCTCGTTGTACCTTCCATTGCTGCTCCTGCCATAAGGTTCAGAAGCATATTCTGTGTGTGGAGTTTCTCCACGATTTCCTTGCCTGTTGAGTCCAATAACATCGGCTCTGTAATTTTGCTCATCTTCTTAGTCCTCTCTTTCATATGTTACACACAGCTTGCCATCAACCACGCTGAAGCCTTCATCATCTTTCTGATCTTTCAGGTACTGGTCATTGTCAAGAAGCTGTTGATGTCTCTTGTTCCATTCAGAATAGTGTCCCGGAGTAGTTCTCTCCATTGCTTCCATCTCTGTGCTGAATGTAGGGTTTCTCGATGCGTTCAATTTTGCCATCTTCTACACCTCCTAGTAATTATCCTCAATGGTGAATGTCACTTCCGTCTCATCCTTGCCTTTTGCCAAGAAGTTTGAGAACGCAGCCACATCGCCATCCTCATCAATCAGAGCCATCTCGCTGATTTCTACACCGATAAGCTCATTCTCTTCGAGTTTAATCACATACTCATAGCTCGTCTCTGACACCTTTGTAGATGACGTGTATGGTTTTCTGATTACCTCATGTTTAAGTCTTACGTTCTCAGGAAGAGGCTCGATCACCTTGCGGTTTGCATCCACTCCGCCACTTCCAAGGGCGATGTGGGTGATCTTCGCAATCTTTCCTGTAGTATGGCTCGCTTCAGCCATCTTTTTTCTACGAATCTTTGTGATAACGCTTTTTGTTGCCATTTCTACATTACCTCCGTTTTTTGATATGCGTCTATGATCTTGGAACCATCAAGGCTCCATGTACCGTCAAGGAAGAAGAGGTTGTGTTCTTCGTGCCATGTGACGGTCAGATTCTCTTTGTTGTGTACTGCCGTTTTATAGGACTGTTTTGTCGGATACTCTACTCTCTGAGAGTCCATCGCTCTCGACCCTGTGAGATTCCACAGTCCATTGAGCTTCAGGTACTCAAAGAAGTCTATCGTGAGCCTGTACGCCACATTCTCCCGGCTTATTTCATATCTGTTGCTGACACTACGTGCCCTGTATCGCTGTTTTATCCGGATATTTTGCTCATGCTCTACCCGGTACCCAGTTCTCCACCGGATATCTCCGTTGTATATTAAGGCATCCAGTGTGTGGCTGCCATCAAGCTGCCATTTTCCATCCGTCTTCAGATAGAAGCCCTCGAAGTAATTTGCATACGCCCGGAACCCCATCTTTGCACTCACTGTTGTGATCAGCGTATGCTTGTTCCGGAAGGATGCCATTGACAGTCCTGCGGAATGCTGCTCGTATCTGCTCCGGTACAGGTATCCGATTCGTGTAGGATAACCATGTACCACTGCATCAAGGAGATGGCTACCATCAAGTTGCCATTTTCCATCAAGTTTCAGATAATCATAGAAGTAGATAAACTTCTTATAGTCCACTCTTTGGAATGCCCCCGTGTGAGGCTCCTTGACTTCCGTCTTGTATTCCATATAGTAGTTGTCTTTGGCTTCAACCTCTTTCCATTGTCGGACAGTCTTTCTCAGGATACTAAAGGCGATCGGATGCTCTTCATCCACATTCATGACAATGATCAGGTAGAACTCTGCCCACCTCGTTGCATCACCTTTGAAGTCCCTTGCACTTCGGATGACCGGGTTGGTGTATCCGAGAGCTTTTACCGCGAGGATAATGCCATCATTCAGTCCTCCAAGTTGGCACACTTCCTCATACATTGCTATTCGTGATCGGAAGTTATCCGGTGATTCCCCGGTGTATCTGCTCAGGTTTCGGTCTGCTGCGTGTACCGGGAGCATCTCATCGCTACAGGTTGCAACCATGCCTTCATCCCTTGCCCGGAGAAGGTCTTCTTTGCATTCATCAAGTCTTTTCCCGAACACTTTACACAGGGTGTACCAGTGATTCAGGGTTTTCTTGACTTTCTTAAAAGGAGAGGTGAAGAGGTACCACATATATTCAATAAAGCTTTCCATCTTATCACTCTCCCTTTACGTTTTTAACCTCCACGGTGATGTTTCCTGCCATGATCACCTTATCTCCACTGAGTTCCATATCTTCTGTTGGGGCTTTGAACACCGTCTTCCTGTAGTTCTCAATCTCACACAAAGCACTGATGATGCTGTCCTTGTACAGGGTATTCATCTCATCTCTCGGCAGTTTCATGACGTTGGTGATGATGTTCTGTGCTTTCTCTTTTACTCCATCTGTTGAAGCATATTGTGCAAGGTATATTATCACATTGATGTCCTGTACCACCACCTCACTCGATCGGACAAGATAGTCCGCATACTGTCCCTTCAGAGGTTCGACTGCCTCCTCAACTTTTGCTGTCAGCTCCGGTGATGCTTCCCCGGCAGAGCTCGTGATGATGATGTCAACGGTACCCTGACCTCTTGGATGCTGTGCGTCCACCCTTGCATCCAGTACACCCGGCACTGACCTTGCAGCGTTTCTGAGCTTTTCTTCAATCGTTCTTGTCGCAAGCTCCGCCCAACTACTTGTGCATCGGCTTCTCAGGTCTTCGTAGTCTTCCACGTCAGCTCCTTCCCTGATCAGCCACTCTTTTTCATTGGTTACATAGTCCATTCCATCAATATGTATCATGGATATAGTTATCTTGCCCGGTGCTACATTGTAGTAGGTTCCCGGCTCTTCCGCTTCCACAAGCACCTTCCCGGTCTGAGCTCCGGCATCTATGACCGTATCTTCCACAGCATAAAACTTCAGCTCGTTGCCTGATGCATCCGGTTCCGTCTTGAAGCAATGCCCTTTTGTTACCTGTACGGCATTGTCATATTCTGCCCGGTACACCGTCACATAGCCTCTCGCTTTCACAGCCTCCTTCAGGCTTTTGGAGAAGTCTGCCGCTTTGATTTCAAGCCAATCTCCTTGTGCATGGAGGATGAAGCAGGAGTTCAAGATCGTCCTTGCAAGCTGTTTCAGCTCGATAAACAATGTCACAAACATCCGGATGATATGATAGAACACTCCGCCTTTTTTGAAGTTCGTGATCGGGAAGTCCGCCTCTGCAAGCTCTGCTTCTATGTTTTCCATTTCCTCTTCCTCGTCAGGAATCGGTATGATCTTCTCTATGATGTCCTCATCTATCATTCTACTATCACCTCCACTCCGTCACTTTCGATGCTTATACCGTACACCGTGTTGCTGTCATTTCTTTTGAATGTCACCCGGGCTTTGTAGCTGTGCCCCTCAAAGCTCACATCTATGTTGATGCTTGCCGCATCAATGTAGCTGCGTTTTGACATCTTCGACCTTATCCTCTGCTGTATCTCAAGCTTTGTGAACTCATCGAACTCTTCCTGACCAAAGTCAAGCATACCGAAGCCATAGCTTCCGTTGCCCTCCTCATCCTCGTAGAAGAGTTCTCCTTCTTCCGTGAGAGCTTCGTTCTTCAGGTCTTGGAGCCAACACATATCATCTTCAGCAAGTTCTGACTGACCATCTGTCCCGGCTGTAGGCTGACCATCTGCATCAAGCATGAGGTCAACATCCTCTTCTGTCACCATCTGCATCAGTCACACCTCCCCACGATATACGGGTCGCATTCTCCGTATAGCAGTATCACGACCACGGTGTCTCCGGATTCCACAGGAACCTTCGTGGATACCATTGGAACCTCCGGGAATCGTGTGTCTGTCTGCTTGTTTTTGTCAAGAATCTTGAGAGTAACGGTGTAGACATCTTCTTTCTTGGAAGCCTTCACCACCCTCGCATAAATGCACGGAGGATATCTCATGTGCGGATAGTTCGTCTTGATCTGATCATCAAGCTCCTGTTTCACAAAGTTCTTCATCATATCCGACACGTCCATCACCTCCAATAGATATACATATGCACAGCCCCCGAGTCATCGCTCCGGACGATCGTCTTCTCAACAACCACGGTACCGCTGTACTTACTGTGTTCCACGATAACCTCCTGACTATGGTGTATCCACGGGATGGCTATTGTCTCGGCTTCCCACATATCGCCATACTTATTCAGCGAGATGATCGTCTCGTCCTCTTCGAGGACATATACTTCTTTTTGTTCCTTCTTGGTTCCCCAGTGGAATATCTTCTCTTGGAAGAAGAATGGGTTGCTTATCCCCCATGAGCTATTGATCTCCGCTATTGCAGCCGTTCCGCTCTTTTCCTCTATTGAGTAGACTTTTTTCTTGCCGTACGCCTCATCCGTCAGCTCGTAAGCCGTTATTCCTGCCCGCGTCAGGATGTACCGGATGATATCCTGTGGTGTACAGTCAATGAACGTCCCCTTCACAGTTGCCCTTTCCAGTTTCATCATGTCATCCTTGATCATGATTTCCTTCCAGTAGTCACTTCCGTTGCACCGGACATATCCATCTATCAGCGTATCGAAGTCATCCTCATATCCAAGTTCCACCTGAGCCTCATCCATGTCTTTGAACTGTATTAGCCCCTGAAGCCTCGGTGACAGTTCCACCCGACACCAATCAATATGAGACTCGCGGCTTGAGAAGCATTCCACCTCTACCCCGTCCTTGATCTCACACTCTCCGACTGTCACCCTAAATTCCGGGGATATCAATTTCTTCTCTCCCAAGCCGCTCACCTCCTACCTTTTTTTGGTTATCTTCCTAGCCCTTTTCTTAGCTCTGTTTGTGCTCCGGCTATCCCTTGCAGGGCTCTTTGTCTTACTCTTTTTACTCTTGCTTTTCTTTGACTTGGTGCTCTTCTTTTTCTTGGTGCTCTTCTTTTTCTTGATTACTTTGACCGTGCCAATGTTCGGAGCCCACAGCTCTAAGGTGGCGATTCTCTTACTTTCTGAGATCACTTTCTTGGATGTCAGGGTCTTAAAATACACTTGCGTGATTCCTCTTGCAGCACAGTCATCGTTGACAATCGGAAGGAGCTTCGGCTTATCCTGCCCGTTCCCCTTAAAGAGATTCTGCATATCCCTAAGCTGTGCAAGCGTGGAGTATCCGCTCATGTCTTCAAGCAGGATATCAATGTTCACCTTGCCATTTTCATATCCCACAGGTTGGGACTTCTTATACCGCCCCTTTTCATCCTGTGCTACATATACGCTTCCGGCTTCCGTGATCTCCACGCTCGTGACTTCTCCTCCGAGTATCACATTTCCAAGCTTTGCTACCTTGTCTCTTACATAAAGCACCTTGTTTCACCTCCTACGCATAGACAGGTACATCCGTCCGGTTCTGTGCATCCTTCAGCTCATCTATCAGTTTGTAGAGTAATGGCAAGTCTTTGATCTTGCTGATGTCTACCGTGAAGTGGATGCTGTTGATGTTCATGCTTCCGTTCTTTCCCCATCTCTCTGTAGTTATTGTCTCCCTGTTTGTTGTTGTGGTTGTCTCTTTCTCGCGCTTAAAGGTTGAAGCCTTGGATGTCAGTGCGCTTGTAATACTTGCGCCTGTCTGCTGTACATCTGACTTGCTCTCCTCATTCTCGCCCTTGACTACGTTGCCGACAACTTCCTTCATCTTTGTCCACAGAGTGGC